GAGTGCCACCTTGCATCTCGCCCATGATTGCAGCCAGCTGCTCTTGAAGCTGCGCATTTTGTTGCTGCAGCGACTGCATGGCCGTCAGGGTTGGGCGATCGGGAACAATACGGCTCACATTGCCGCTCAGGTTGCGGGCTTGTTCGCGCAAGAGCTCCGCAGCGCCATCCATACCGACAATCTGCTGGGCCACTGGGCTGTTGAGGACAATCTGCAGGAACTCGTTACGGCGAACCGCTTCAGCTTCTTTAACCACCAAGCTAGTAGCGCCCTTGGCCACAGCTCTGACGTCGCCAATCAGGTCTGGGTCTTTGCTGTAACGCAGGTTGTCTTGGTACAGGCGCTCAATAGACGGCACGATCACGGCGCGGTCAATGTTGCTGATAACCTGCTTGATACCCTTGCCAGCGTTGCTAATCAGCATGGACAAGCCAGACGACGTACGACCCGCACCGGGCGAGCTTTCGCCGGTCATGTAGCGCGGAATCATGGTGTCTTCATCAGCGCGAGCGGAAAACTTCTCGAACACAGCCATGAGCTCGTTGGCGTTGCTGCCCGGCTGGAAGAACTGCAGTGGTTGCGAGCCGTCGTTGAACTCGGAACTCTGGAACTGCCAGATTTTCCAAGGGTACATCTCTGTGATGTCTTCGCCCGGTGGCAGGCGCGACACGTTCACACCCACTTGAGGGCCGGAACTGATGCCCATGTTGTTGGCCAAGCTGCGAGCGGCGGCGTTCACCATGTTCTGTGAGTCGCGGCACAAGTCGGCCACGCCCTTGCCAGCAACAGCGCCCGGAACGCGCTCGTATGAGGTCACGTAGTAGGGTTTGCGGCCCAGCGGGTCGTAGTTCAGCACAGCGCGGATAACTGTGGAGCCAACCAGCCACACCTCGCAAGGGTAGTTCAAGTCTGGGTCAGGAATTTCCTTGGCCGACAAGCCCCAGCTGAGCAGGTCTTTACCTTGAACGCTATCCCACATCTGCAGCGCGTCGATCAGATCGGTCGTGAAGATGGTCTGGGTCGTATCTTTACCCTCAGCAGTCGCCTGAGCGCTATCAGTCCACAGCCACTCGTTCAAGTTGCCAGACTCAAAACTGTTGAGCACTGCGCGAATCGCATCGTCGTTGTAGCCGGGCACACCAATCAAGGCCTGCAGGTCGTCGCGTGTCATACGGTGGCGCTCGACGATGAAGCCGTCTTGGATGTCTGAAGACCACGGGGCCCAGTACAGCATAAACGGATCAACACGCTCCCACTCGTTGCGAATTTCTTCTGAGGGAGCCAGCTCGCCATTTTTCCAAGCCAGTGTCTTTCGCTTACGCTTGACCGGACCCTTGAGCACGGCGTAGGGGAACGTAACAACATCATCAAGGAACGCATTCAGAGCATCTGTCCAACCGCCCTCTACGAGCTGGTCTTCCATCTTGAGCTCCATGCGATCAACACGGTCGTTAGCCTCTTCTCGCAGTTTACGCATCGCAGCGTCTTTCATCTGCATGGCGGCTTCACGCAACTGGACTGGGTCTGGAGGGACAGCGCCTTGCTCCATCAACGCCTGCAGTTGCTGTTGCATACTGGCCATCAGCTCCTGCAACAGCTCTGGGGGCAGGGTCGGCTCGGGGGTAGCCTCAAGGCTCCAAGGCTTGTCTGAACCCGTACCAAGCAGCGTGTCGCGCAACCAACTTGTAGCGGCGCGGCATTTCACGGACGTCAGTTGGATGTAAATCTCCGAGCCACCTTGGCGCTTGATGTCCGCCAGTTTGTCAGGGTCATACTCACCGTTACGCTGCCGCAAGCACTGCAGCATGCGCTCTTCGATGGTTCGTTTGGCGTCTCGAGCCGAATCCCAGCGCTTGCGTGCGTGAGCAGCCAAACCCTGAATGACGGGCTGGGCTTGCATGGCTGTGTTGCGGTTTTGCGACTCACGCTCCAGATCACTAGAGCGAGCTACGGGGATAAGGGCGAGGCCAGTGACCATGGGTATTCCTACTATTGCGTGCAGCGCAGTTGCTCAATTGTACGCTGCAGTGCCCCCCGGTCAAGTGTACGAGTACCCAGACTTCTTGACTTCGCGCCTACCGCCCTGCGCACCAGCGCCTCGGACGTTCATGTCAATCACAGCGTCGGCGTACTGGTTGGCGTCATGGACGTGAGAAAAACCATTCTTCTCAGGCTTGTCCTCCATCTCACCGCTCTTCTTGATTTTGTACCGGTACCCGTACCGGAACCCCTTAATCAACTGCGTGCATCCGGGGTCAATGAGGTACATCGCCTTACCCTCCAACTGTTGTACGAGCAAGCGCTCGACAGCCTGAATCCGCTTTTCCGGGTCGTTGGTAGGCGGCCTGACGCACTTAAACCCCGCATCTTTGACGATGTCCACCAGTGACATCTCCCCGGACTGCTGCTTGGCGTACCCTGCCGGGTCCGGAGCAACAACGAACGAGCACCCCTGCAAATTGTTGGTGATGTACGGGTTGAGCTTTGTACGCAAAAAGGTTTCGATACCCATGTTCTCAGACGTCAGCTCACCCAAGGTCACCACGCGCCCGCGAGGGTCACGCTGTTTGAACACGGCTGCAGGTGTGCGCCCGAAGTCCAGACCGATAATGATCGGGTAGTCCTGACTCTTGATCGCCCGTATAGACTCCTTGGACACGTGAAATTCATGCGTGTAAGTCTTCTCATACACTGGCGTGCCAGACAGACTTCGACCGTACTCTGACCGCAGGTACACGCGTAGCCAGTCTTCCGTCTTGCCCGGAATGATGTTGGGGTAATACTGCTTGGGCAGGTGGTTGTAGTTGTCGCACTCAGGGTTCACGGCCCACTCGACGCCGTCCTTGTCCAGCATCAGCTCATCAGGCTCTTCACCAAAGCGCTCTAGGTACGCGTCTGGTTTGATGATCGCAGCAGGCTGCTTGTACACCGCCCAGTTCGATGGGGGGTTTTCCATCTTGTCATGCCACCACGTGTCCTCATCGGGCATGTTGGTATCAAACAGCGCACACGAGCGAGTGGGCCCGCCGTCTTTGGCCGACGGGTATCGGTTCAGACGCGACAGCAGGCCGTCAACAACCTCGCTATTGAGTTCTCGGCTCTCGTTGCCCCACAAGAACGTGGTCTCCAGCGACAGCGCCTTACGTACGTCATCTGGCGTGTCCAACGGGATGAAAATCCACTCTGACTCAACCTGAGTCCCGTCCGGCAGTTTAGCCATCAGGATGAACGTTTTCTCTACGGCCTTCCAGATACCAGCATCACCCGGCGGTAGCCAGTCGAACACCGTCTTCCGAGTCGTCAGGGCCAGCTGGTCCGCCGTGTTACGCACGATGATCGCCCGCGTTTTACGAACGCCCTTGGCGTTAGGTGCCTGCCCGCAGCACAGTCGCACCAGCTCATGCACGCACGTGACAGACTTACCGCCGCCAACAGGCCCGGCCAGTACACGCACGTAGGATTCATCCAGCATAAAGTTCCGCTGGGTCTCGGTCGGTTTGTAGCTGCTCATGCAATATCTCCATAGTCCCACTGCTGGCCGCAGCCTGAGCAGTGAACTCTGTCTTTCAGTAGGGTAAATAGCTGGTTGTCGCAGTGGATGCAACTCCACACCTCTGTGCCCGGAGCCGGGGACACGTTAAATTTATTACGCCCGCGCATGCTCTTGCACTCGGGGCACTCGAACTCCGTGGTGCCGGGTTCCCAGACTGCGGCCCACTCGTGGCTGCACCCTTGGCAGTACAGCTCACCACTTACGTGCCGTTCGCGCTCTTTCTTGGCCTTGGCGAAGTCAATGATGTCAGTCATCTTCGTCTTCCGTGTGGTCTTGGATCAGCTGCGCCTTGACCAGATCGAGACACCCCAGCGCTGTAGGCAGCAACATGGTCTGTTCGTATTTGTGTACCACGGCCAGTAGCTCGTCTACCAGACCCTGAGTCAGATTTCCCATGTAGCTCATTTGATCTCCCTGACCTCTGCATCTACGGGACTCATGTCCACCAGTGTAACGGGTGTGATCGTCTGCTGACTGCTCAAGCTGACACTGTGCCCGCCACCCAAGTCGATTGAAATGCTGAACCCCGGCCCGACGTCTCTGACCTTCTCTTCCTTCGGCTCCAGACCTGCGGCTTTTATGAGCGTTTTCAGGATGTCGTGCTTCTGGTTCAGGCTCGCATCCGCACCGGCGGCTTGGACGTACACCTGATCGAGCAGCTCACCGGCCATCCACGCAGCCTTCGCTTTGAACGTTACGCCGCTTTTCTCATACTCGGATCGTTTGATTTGAACTTGCAGCTGGAACCATTTCTGGGACTCCAGCTCTCGGTACTTCTCCACGCTCAGGCCATGCCGGGCGGCCACGACAAGCTCATCTTCCATGCCTAGGGCAATGGAGGACACCATCTCATCACTGATCTGAGGAAACGAGACGTTTGACGGCTTGTATTCCAACGGTACGTCATCCAAGGAGTAATCATCCAGCGACATTTGCTGCCTCCGCCAAGCGTTTTTCGTGGGCTTCCACGGCCTGCAGGTACTTTTCTAGGGCGATTCTGACCACGTCAGCTGCGGGAACACGCTTTTTTGCGGCCAGTTTCTTGGTTTTTTCCAGTAGCTCATCGTCCAAAAAGAGGTTCCAGCGCTTCATTTTTCAGCCTTTTTGTTGGTTTTGGGGGTGTGTATACGCACATTTTAGGGGTTTTTTTATTTTTTGGGGCGCTTTTTCGAGGGGGGCGGGGGTAATTTTGCTATTTTTTAGTAC